AGGTTTTCTCATTAGTATTTCTTGGGTTCTACTGCAGATACAACTTCAGGTTCTTTTTTTGCAGGTGCTTTTACTTGAGCACCACCACTCTTAGCAGGACTTAAACCAAATGCAGCAAGTGATCCTGAAAAGACTGATGCAATAAAGGTAGGGTCAAAATCTAAAATCTTTTGACCATTAGGAAGTCTAACGTAACTAAAGGTAAGTAAAGAAGCAGACCATATAAGTACTACGACTTTCACTAGATTACCAAGGACTTCACTTTTATCTTCATGGTGGTCGTCTTTCTCTTCTACCTTTGCTTTGGATTTGTTTCCGAGCATGAGTATGGAGTAAGGCAACTTTATTTAGGGTGTCAATACATCTACTGTCAGATTTGTATTCACGATCTTGTTATATTGTCTACAAAGAACTTCACTTGATTCATGTTCCCATTTATGATAGACATTCTTAAGTTGTTTTGTATAATCATTACCATCACATTCTTTCATTTCTTCGGCAACTATGGTTTTGATTAATACATCTCTTGTTAAGTTAGTCATGCTTGAGTTTTAATATCCAACAAAGAGTTCACCATTATAACACAAAGAGTTTTTTCACAGAACTCTTCTTGGCTGGTTTTCCTATGTAGGATTTTATTATTTATCGATATAGTTATTTTCAATCAACCACTTTTTAGTCAGAGGTGTGGGAGGATATATGGTCCACATTTTACCAGTAGCACAAGCAGAGAGTGCTTTAGCAGTCATACCTTCAGTCTTACCTGCCCACATTGCTTCCGATTCCCAAGGCACTGAATGTTTTGGATAAGTGTCCTCTACCATTTCTCTCCAAAGTTTGGGCACATCTTCTTCTGGTTTAATAATAGCAACCAAACTATTCTTAATACTACCTGCCATACAATCCTGTGCAGCGTGCCATCCCTCATGACGCATAACAGTCATAAGTGTTGATGGTCGATGCATAAAAGCATCATTCAAATAAAAGTTGTTACTCACAGTATGATAAACACCACGATGCCCGACTGGAAAGTATTTTTGGTCTGCTAAAAAAACCATAACTCCGACTTTATCAAGGGATACCAACATCTGGTCAAACTCCACATTAATAGCAGAATAATCAGTGTCGGGATAGTTATTTTTAATATCCTTGATACTTGTGATTCTTCGAACATTGTCGGTGCATTCTCGTAAGATCATGCAACCCAAAGAGTCCATAGTATTGAATCCTTTAGTTGGTTTGGCAATTGCCGAAGAACTAAATGAAATTGCTACTATTAATGCAGCAAAAAGATTTTTCATGAGTAATATGCCTCATAGTATTTAACTAGTCCATTAGTATTTACATTACCTTGTGATACCCAATCATGAACACATTCGTAAATACTTTGATTTGAATGTCTTGGTGTTCCATCAGAATTAATTTCTCTTCCAAATTTGTGAAGAAGAATATTGAGAGCACTAGTTCTTAGTGCAGTCTTTTCCTTACTGTAACGCCAATCTGCATTCATCGATATTGCCCCATACCAGTGCCAGAGTTCCAACCACCAGAACCTTCTTGAAAGTTCTCAGAACCACCTTGAGTTTCTTTTACAGTGTTCCAATTTTTAGTTGCTTTCTCATACATCACTTGGTGAATGTTTTCAGGTTCTTGAGTCTTTTCTTTTCTTTGATCTTCTTTAATTTTAGATTCTGCGGCAACTTTTTCTTCATATTGAATTGCTTTTTGTGATTTTGGTGCAGATCCAAACCAAGGATCATAAGGAATACTTACAGGAGCCGGATATCCAATCCAGTTAGTATCTTCAAATGTTTGACAATCAACTTTTTGATTATCAATTACACATTCAACTTTTTTCTCTTTAGTGGAAACTTTTTTGAGTGTTGATACTGTGGATTTAATTACCGATTTAATTTTTTTAATCATACTAATACCATTTTCTTAGTGTAATCATAAGCATAAAGTTCTCTATAACCTTTGATTCCCCAACCTAACCAGTAATATGCAGGAACCATATATTGTCTTACTGTACGACCAGTTCCTTCAAACTCTGGAAGATATCTTTGGAAAATATTCTCATTAATCATATAACGAGTTTGACATTCAAGTGTACTTGGATCACAATCATACTTGACAGCGAATTTACCAAGTCCATTATATCGTCCAATAGAAGTCCATTGAATCAATCCATAACCACCAGAATAACATTTATCATATGAAACTCTTGCTCCACCTTCACAAATGTTTGGATAGAAATTTGATTCTGATTAAATATTGCCAAGAATAGTTGCTAATGCATTGCGATCAGTAATTCTTGTATGCTCTTGAAGTTCTGCCAAAACATACTGTTCATTAGGATTACATTCAGGACATTTCCATGTTTTTTCAACTAC